CACAAGATAAAGAGCTTGGTAAGAGAATGGCAGCACAAGAGTGTGATTGCAATTTTAATAGCTCAGGAGACACTTATTTTGAAGCAGAGCAGTTAGAGTACTACACAGCTAATATACTCGATCCTATAGGCTTTGAAGGGCCAAAGAATGACATCTGGGTGTGGGAACATCCTGTAGATCAAAGATCTTACATGGTTGTAGTTGATACAGCTAAGGGAGATGGTTCAGATAGCTCAGGTATTCAAGTATTAGACATATACAGCGGTGCTCAGGCATCTGAGTATAAAGGTGACGCTGACACTAGTACCCTGTCTAAAATGGCCGTTGCTTTAGCAATAAAGTACAACTCAGCACTTCTAGTAGTAGAAAATACAGGATTAGGACACGCTACAATGAGCATGATCCTAGAGATAGGTTACAATAACATTTACTACTCCCCTAAAGGAGACACGTTAAATGTGAGTCAGTACATGACTCAATTCTATGAATACGATATCTCTCGTATGACACCAGGCTTTACAACCTCTACTAAGACTAGACCAGAGGTATTGTTAGCCATGAAGAGCTACGTTAGAGATCATTCTATTCAAATCCGTTCAAAACGAACAGTAAACGAGATGCAGACTTTCGTTTGGAAGAATGGTAAAGCGCAAGCTCAAACTGGATACAACGATGATTTGATCATGTCGTATTCAATTGGGCTTTATTTAAGAGATAGTGCAATACAATATCGTGCACAAGGCCTTGATATGCAAAGAGCTGTATTGAATAGTATGCAAAAATCAACAACATTTTCACCGGTCAACCAATTAAATGAACCAAAAGTAAATCCATACCAGATGAACGTTAACGGTCAGATGGAGGATATTACGTGGTTAATCTAATAATGACCATATTTATATATATTAAAGAACAGATATGCCAGTAGACAAAAGTTTATTCCCAAGGCTTAAAAGATTATTTAGCACCGACGTTGTCATTAGAAACGTGGGCGGGAAGCAGTTGCGTGTAATGGATGTGGAGCGTATCCAAAGTTTTGGTCAGTTACAGACTAACAGTTTAGTAGACAGATTTACTCGTTTACACAAGTCTGGACAAAGAATGCAGTTCAATCCGACGTTGAACTACCAAACACTTAGATTACAGCTGTACTCAGATTATGAAGCGATGGATACAGATGGTATCGTATCAGCTGTATTAGATATTTTATGTGAGGAATCGACTTTAAAAGGTGAAACCAATGAGGTTTTAACCGTTAGAAGCTCGAACGACAACATCCAACGTATCTTATATAACTTATTTTATGATGTGTTGAATATCGAATTCAACTTACCTATGTGGATTAGATCCATGTGTAAGTACGGAGACTTCTTTTTGAAGTTAGATATTGCAGAAAAATTTGGTGTGTACAGCGCCAGACCATTGTCAGTATACGATATGATTCGTGAAGAAGGTCAAGATCCAAACAATCCATCTTATATTAGATTCATCTACGATCCAGTATCAGTAGCAGGTGGTACAACCGCTACTAAGAACAAAGAATACTTTGAGAATTTTGAAATAGCCCACTTTAGATTACTTACAGACACCAACTACCTACCTTTCGGTAGATCATACGTTGAGCCGGCTCGTAAGTATTTCAAACAATATACCTTGATGATGGATGCGATGTTGTTACACCGTATCATGCGTGCTCCTGAAAAGCGTATTTTCTATATCAACGTAGGTAATATCCCTCCAGCAGAGGTTAATGCGTTTGTACAACAAACCGTTAACGGTATGAAGAAAACTCCTTATATTGATCAGAACACAGGTGATTACAACTTGAAGTTCAACGTACAGAATATGCTTGAGGATTTCTATATCCCAGTTCGTCCAGGTGATAATACTACTAAGATCGACACTACAAAGGGATTAGAATATGCTGGTATTGAGGACGTTGAGTTCTTAAGAGACTTGATGTTAGGCTCTTTAAAGGTACCTAAATCATTCTTGAACTACTCAGACGAATTGAACGGTAAGTCCACTATTAGTGCCTTAGACGTTCGTTTCTCACGTACTATTGAGCGTATCCAAAGAATTGTATTAAGTGAACTTGAGAAGATTGCATTGATCCATTTATATGTTCAAGGCTTTGAGGATTCTGATTTGGTGAATTTCCAATTAGGATTGAACAATCCATCTATCATCTACGAGCAAGAGAAGATTGCTTTGATGAAGGAGAAAGTGGATTTGGCTGGTCAGATCATGGAGAAGAAGCTATTCTCTACAGATTACATCGCTGATAAGATCTTCCAAATGAGCGAAGAGCAAATCATGGAGCAAAGAGAACTTGTAGCAGAAGATGCTAAGAGAACCTTTAGATACAACCAACTTGAGACTGAGGGTAACGATCCATCTGTATCGGGTGAATCTTACGGTACTCCTCACGACTTGGCCTCTATCTACAAAGCTAATGCTAGCGGACCTGAAGATGTTCCAGACGGATATGATGAATTTAGCCAGGTTAAGAAGGATGTGGGTGGCAGACCTAAGGAAAAAGCCTCTATCTACAAGACAGATGCTTCAGCTAGTGGTCGCGATCCATTGGGTGCCAAGGGTATGAAAGACATTAAACCTGATAAATTTACCTATAAAGACAAGCCAAGTGCTTACGCTTTAGAGGCTATGAAGATGGTGGCGGATAAGAAAAGGAAGAAAATGACCATTTTCGAACAAAAAATTGAGGAACCAGGCTTATTAGACGAGAAAAACATTATTGGAGAGGATATTTAATAATATTTATAGAAGATCAAGATCACATGAATTTAAAACATAATAAAATTCGAAACACCGGCATCTTATTTGAGCTATTAGTGCGTCAAATAACTACAGACACTCTGAACAACAGGGAATCTAAATCTGTGGATATACTCAAGAAACACTATAACAACACTCAAATCGCTAAAGAGTTCAAGATTTACAAGACTTTAGCCAACGCCAAAAATTTATCTGAAGCCAAGGCAAACGTTATCATTAACGCAGCCGTAGAGGCCTATCGTAAGCTTAACAAAGCTACCTTAAAGAGTCAGAAATACGCTCTTATTTCAGATATTAAAGAAAATTATAATATAGAAGAGTTCTTCAAATCAAAGGTAGAAAACTACAAAATGCTAGCTTCTATCTATATGCTATTTGAAATGGACCATTCTAGTATAGTTGATCCTGAGAAGGAAGTTAAATACCGCTTCGCAATTATGGAAGACATCTGTGCTTCTGCAGTGAAAGAAGAAAAAGATGCTATCATCGAAGAGTATAACTCATATGACAAAGGAACTAAAGCTTTGGTTTACAAGATTTTAATCCAGAAGTTCAATGAGAAATATTCTAATCTTGATGACAATCAAAAGAATTTATTGAAAGAATACATCAGCAATATCTCTACAACAGATAAGCTGAAGGATTATATGAACGAAGAGTTCGTTAAAGTTAGAAAGGAACTTGGCAAATTTGCTAAGGCTCTTACTGACGAAGTTAGAAAAGTAAAATTAGCAGAGGTGATGAATTTTATTGAAGAGATTCCATCAAATCGTCAAATCTGTGAGAAAGATATTCATAACTTGTTATACTATTATGAGCTTATAAAAGAGTTCAAACAAATAGAAAGTAAGTAATGGAACCCGAAAAGAAAGAAAGAATAAATCGCAAAGACGATACGACTAAAAGCCAACGTAGATATCTGGCAACAGATACTGAGAAAGCAAAACATGCGTATAGTGACGTTAAATCTTCTTTCGAAGCTGGTAAAGTTCATTCTATAACATTTAAACCGATACTGCCTAATACTATAAAACAGGTATATAAGCAAGTAACGATTTATAGAAAGTTATCTGAACAAGAGTATGATAAATTAAGGAAGAATAAAATATATTTTATAATCACACCGGAGAATGTAACTGAACATTCTAGTGATGTTTATTATATAACTCTTCCAAATATGGTTAGAGGTTTGAGACAAGGAGGAGATCATAAGTTTTTTATTGAATTATCAATTGAAAAATTTAACGCTCTTTCTGACGAAAACAAAAAGAAGATAAAAATCGAATTAGTTCCTATAAATGACATCATAGAAAAAGGAATAGGTGCGACACCTATCACTTCAGCCAATGTTAAAAATTATATAGACGCTGATAAGAAAAAAACAACATACGTACCAAAAGCTCAGACAAAAACTGATACTGGAAAGTATGTACCGGCTGCAAATACACCTTCAAAAAGTGGGTCATATAAACCAGAAGATAGAAAGAAAGTAACAGATTTCTATAACGCTAATGAAAGTTTGGTTACCAAATTGAAGAACGCTTATAATTCTAATAAAGATCCTAACTCCGCAGATTTCAATACACCGGAATCTAAAGACAAATATAGAGCTCTTTTAATGGAATTCTTAGATAAAGTAGACGAATTCACAGATAGTAAGGAATTATTTGATGTGTTACTAGACTACACACTTAAGTTAAAAGTAAGTGAGGCTTTATTAAAACTTATTAAAGTTTCTTATTATAACAGACACGGAATAAAAGAAAATATGAAGAAAGTAAAAGAGATGTCAACAACTGGTACTGGAGCGTTTGCAACTCCCGGTGAAGGAGAAGGAATGGCTACCAAGTATGCATTTGCGGGAGCGGGTGCAGATCCTAAGAAGAAAAAGAAATTAAAGGAAGAGACACAAACTAAAGATGATTTAGGTAAAGCTACAATGATATACGATGTTATTAAGAACACCGTAATGAACATGACAGTTAAGAAAGCATTAGCTAACTTACCTAAGGTAAAAGAATTCTACATTAATTTAGAAAAAGCTGCCGGAGACATAGCTAATTTAGCAGATAAGTATGAAAAATCAGATTCAGATAAGTCAAATCAATTGAGTGAAATATCGTCTAACATCATAAAGTTAGATAATGTTTTATCCAGTTTGATCACTATTTATGAAAAAGCACAATCCAATCCAATTAAATAATAAAGGGACAAAACATGACCACACAGCAATTATATCAGAAAGTTATTAACGAGCAAATGAGCAAGACCGAATTCTTGTGGAATGTTCGTAGAGATGATAGACTTACATCTATTGTATCAAACATCATGTCATTCGAAGACACTATCTCAGTGTTGAAGGGTAAAGGGCATGTGTGGGATGCTAGTCAAGAAGCTCCGGCAACTCGTCCCTTTGACTTCATTGGAACAATGAAATCATTAAACGAAGCGTCTAAGAAAGAAAACAAATTAAAAGGCGGTAAAGGAGATAAGTTAGATGCTGATCACGTTAACTACCATGAGTTCACTAAAGGGTGGAAGCATGAGTTAGAGCATACTGACGATATCGACAAAGCTAAAGAAATAGCTTTAGACCACTTAGCTGAAGATCCTAACTACTATACTCGTTTAGATATGGTTGAATATCAAGATGAAAAAACTAAGAAGAAAACAGCTGCTAAAAAAACTAAAGAAGGATCAATGGTTGATACAGAAAACCAAATGACTCCTGTCGATAAAAAAAAAGTTAAGTCTAACGTAAAAGCTGGATTAGGAAAGCAAGAGAAAGCAAAGTCTAAAAATGCTGGTGCCAAAGTAATGAAAGGTGGTTCTGGTGAGATGAAGACTATTAAAGAAAGCTACGGTGATTTTGAAAAAGCTGTTGAAGATAAAGATCTAGAAGATATCGCTGCATTTTTTGTAGATGATATTCAATATAACAATCAACAATTCTTTGACGAATACAAAAAAGTAATATTTGACAATTTAGATAACGATGAAATCGAAGAACTAAACGGTCAAATTGATTCTATATTAGATAGAATTGGTGGATATGAAGGTCATGAAGATGACTACCACGTTGAACCTAAAGGTTTAAAGAAATCAGCTAAATCGGATACTGGTGATCTAACAGAAGAAAATGTTGGTGTTGATACTGGTTTAACACA